AATTGAATAGGTAATTTTTATTACCCGAAGATTCCTTTACCGCGGTCAGATGCGGCTTTACCCAACAACTTTCCACGATATTTTGCGTACTCGGTAACCGACATAGCGGCAATTTGGTCCGCTGTAAACGATTGTTGGTCCGAATTGGTATCCAGGGGTCCGGATGCAGGCGCTGTTACGCGACTGCCTGTCATTTCTTTACGAGCAGACTGCATAGCCTGCTGTGCAGAATCAAGGATACGGGATGACCGGTCCTTTAGTCCCGCGATGCTCTGCTCAATTTCTTCTTTACTGTTTCCAGTAATAAGGTCGAGAAGTTCCGGGATTATTTCATTTTCTTCTTGGCGTAGGCGGCTATTACGGTACTCATTGAGCTCCGTATACTCGCGCTCTCGCTCTAGAAGATTGAAAGCTCTTTCACGCTCATTGCGCTCCTGCTCAAGACTTTTTGCCCATTCTTGTTCTTTTGTCTCCAAAAGCTGACGGACGTCCATCTCGGCCTCTGCCTTTTTACGGGTATCGGCTTCCTGTTCTGCACGAAGCTTTTCAGCTTCTGCTTGACGCTCTTCGCGCTCCTTCTTCAGAATGTTAAGCTCTTCTTTCAAAGAATCTATCTGAGGATAGAGTTTGGATTTTTCCTGCTCTCGTACCCTACGAAGATCTTCTTCGGAGTAAGACTTATCAGGATTTTGGGATTGCAGCGGTGATATTAGGTTCTCTGTTGCAACCGGAACATCAGCAAAGAATGCTTGCTGAGCTTCTGGTGTATCAACAATGTTAGTTGTTTCTGACATATTTATTCCTTAGGTTTAAGAGGTCGTTGTCCGATTTAGTGCCACGATGACCTGCGGATTTGTTTGGTATTAGGTTTGCAAATAAAAGCTTATTTGTCAGCCTAAACTCTAGCTTTCCCCATATTTAGAGTCCTCGTCTGGAGACCTTTTTTGGGGAATCTTAGTTCCATATGCTTTTGTAACTAAGTCGTTTGTCATTTGTCCTAAGGTCTCAGCCACAAAAGGAGTTATCACTCCTGGCTGACCTGCAGGACCTGCGCCTACTCCCGCACCGGCTTCTTGACCTGGTGCAAGTTCGCCGCTTCCATCTGGCATGATTCCAGTAAGAGAGGCGATGGCTGAGTTAATTTGAGACTTGATGAGGTTAAGAGCTCCGTCTGCTTTCGCATCCTGGATAAGTTCTGCACGAATTTCTTCAAGCTTCTCGTCTGGGAATTCCTCACCAAGTGTTCGAAGAGCGCCTTCGCGGCTCTCCAGGTTCATTCCCATTTTAGTCTGGATCTCGTTCAATAGAATCAACTTATCGAGAGGCAAAGGTTGTGGGAAGTGAATAGTTGTTAAGTATGTTGTTGGATCATTAATGTCTGCAACAGGCTTTTGATCTGCCTTAATAGGTCCGTTAACATCTGGGTTGTAGATAAATACTTCAGGCTCTTTTACAGAAAGGGTTAAAAGAACTAATTCATTAATTCTCTTTATTCCTTCTCCGTATTGAGTAATCTTTTGATTGTAGCGGTTCATAAGTGGCTGGTACTGAACAGCAAGCGCAACACCAGAAGTGTTAGAGATGGCCTGTACTTGTCCAAGTGCGGACTCTGGCACACCAATCATTTCGTGCATAGCGGTCTTAATGATCTTAAGGTACTCCATTGCACCTTGTAGACCTTGACCTCCACCTTCGAGGTTAAATACTTGAGCGTCTTTTGGTAGCCCGCCCCAGACCTTTTTAGGTCCCTTTTCTAGGGACGAGGCCTTAGCACCAGTGATAACTGTTACGGGTGCCGCATGGTAGTTGACAATGTCAGCTATATCTGTTGCTACTTCGTTATAGTTACGGTTAAGAACAATGATGTCGTGGCAATCAGACAAGCCCCATGGGGAACCTGATACTCGTACGTTTGGAATATGTACTACAGGTACAGTACCTAGTGGGTTAGGGCGTGAATCAATCATCTCATCGTTAATGTATTCTTCAATACGATCATCAGTAAGAATTTCAGTGTATGTGTATACCTGACGAGTTCCTTCTAGGGAGGTACCCCAGAAACGATACTTAAGCTTAAATCTAATTAATCGTGAACGATCGTGGGGGTGAAACTCTGGAAAACAAAAAGAAGAGTTAAGGGGCAGGATACGCACACGTCCTGGGTGCATACGCCCTACGCTGTCTTCATAAGCCTCTTCGTAAGCAACTTTAACAAAGCAGTCACCTGATACTCCGCCTTGCTGGCCCATTTCCCACATAACGCCATGCTTATCGTTATCTGTTTCCCATACTCTTTTTAGTACGTCAGGAACGATAGCATCAATCTCATACGGGGATCTAAAAGAAGCTCCACGGCCAAATGTAAAGTTAACTATGTAATCTGTAAATGCTCGGTAATAGTTGTATACCATCTGTGATTCGCCAATTTCACGGCGGTAAGCCCAATGGTGGCCTAGGTACATAGCCCAGTTAAGGGAGTAACGGTTTAGGCGTGGACCGTGTACTTCAAATTCTTCATCAGCAAGTTCTACAAGTCCCAGGGGGGAAATGGAGATAGTAAGGTCAGAGGACGCGGCCCTATAACTCGGTGGGCTAAAGTCTATACTCACAAGCCTTCACTCTCTGTAAATTTCATGTGCCCCCACATTCTAATTAAAGTAATCCTTCTTCTTTTTTAATTCTTTTAATTCTAGAAACTTTTGCTTTTTCTTTTTTAATTTTCTCTGTTTTTACATCCCGTAGTTTTGGATCTACTTGATCCATGCTACCTACCCAAGAGCCTCCTTGAGTTGTGTACTGTTGACTTGCCCATCTATTTGCCGCAAAAGATGTGGTTGCGTTTGGGCTTCTAGGAGGATACTTAGCGAGAGCTTGTCTCATTAAGGAATTCCACATTAATTGATTTCTTGCAAACTTTCGTGCCACGTATGCTCCTAAATACAATTAAAGGTGCCCGGCTTCGGAGAAGGGGTACGAAGCCGGGTACCAGTAAAGTATATCTTATTTAGTCGTTAACAGCTGCAGGGTTCATACGCTGGTAGCGTGAACCTGAGCGGAAAACTTCTTCGATAGAGACTTCAGCATAGTCACTAAAAGTGCCTTGTGAAAACTCACCTAAGTAAGCTGGTGCTTCTACCCAAGCTGCAGAACCAACGTGAGCACGCTCTTTCATTGTTTCTTCTGGGTACTTCTCAAAAACGTTTACATTGTGGTTTGGACGGCCGGCTGGTGTGTCATAGCCCTGGTCTAGACCTAACTGAAAGTCCTGTGGGACGTCAGTATCAGTAGCAATTCCTTCTTCGAAACGAAGAGGTCCACGAAGACCTGTTTGAGCTGCTGACATTTTACGTTCGTAAGTTGCTCCGGTGCGCTCCGGAAATGATGGTACTGGCGCAATGTTTTCTGCCATATATGTTTCTCCTAATAAAGGGTAAGGATCCTTATGCATAAGTTTGGTCCTAAACCGACAATTTAGCGGCCTAAACTAAAAAATCTTTGTTTAAAAGAACGGGGACGAACTAACCTCAACTGTAGGCATAACCATTTCTTGGGTTAGGGCACAAGCTAGGGCTAAAGAGTCCACAAAGTCGTCGTGGGCATGCGCTTCGTCTGGAGCCGCTACTAAGAAGTTTGGCCCCTTATATTGAACCTCAGCATCCGTCATTTGTTGGTAGAAGCGCTTCCACATACGTAACCGTCTAGTTTTAGCGTGAGCAGGCCAAGAGATCAATTGACGTTGAATTAGGGCCTGTAAATGCTTCCACCGTTTAGATTGTTCTGTAGGGCTAGAGGTAATTGACATTACTTCAGCTCTAGGTAACAAAAGCTTAAGTCTTTGAGCTACGGCATCTCCCACACCATTTGCATCTACAGCAACGGCCATAACATCATAGTTACCCAAGAAGTTAACAATTTGGAAGTATTGTTCTTCCCAGTCATCTCCTTGAATTTCTAACCAGTTAAGAACTCTATGGTCGTAGTATCCAAACTCGTCTGGTCGATCCCAGTCAACCCACACTACCGTAATGACAGTAGAGTCCATCTTACGTGCAGGGTCAATTCCAACTACCACTGGAGATCTGTGCCAAGACTTTACTAATTCCTGAGAAGTATCCCCTAGGTCATCCATTATAGAAGAAGTTACAAACATACCTCGTTCAAGTAGCCACTTGCAGTTATATGAGAGTTGAAATTCATCAGACTCCTCACCAACGCGTAGCATTTCCTTTTTAATAAACTTCTCATAGTTTGTGTTGAACTTAGCTACGTCTTTCCA